ATGCTGGCACGGCTATTAGCCTGGCAAATGATGCTGAGCTAAGTGTAGCAAGCACCACAAAGGCTGATAATAAGGCCTTGATGCTAAGATTTAGTATTAGTGCAGCTACCGCTGCTGATACTATAACTGTTAAGGCCGGAGATGGCTTTAGAAGCGGTCTTGGCGACCTAGTTTATAGTTGTGCTGGCGGCGCTGCTGAAATTGTTCTGGGTCCACTGGAAACAGCTAGATTTAAGATACAGAATACGGTAACCGATAAGGGTAAAATCTACATCGATTATGCTGGCGCAACTTTGGCTGGCAAGGCTTTTGCGTACCTTATTGATAAGTAGAGGGCAGTAATATGCCTTCTATTTCTTTATTGGAAGCCTGGCAATCGGGAATAATAACAGAAGAGCAATATAATACGCTTATTGGGAATGGGGCATTTCCTAATACTATTTGGACCCCCGGTGCTTTAGATTTGCCGACAACCGGCAGCGTTATGACTGTTGTAAAAACTGTTGGACTTTCAGGTAGTAGAAGACAGTCTGTTGTTATTAAGAATACTGGAAGCACAAATTCATTAAATGTATTAATTGAATTTTATGTTAATGATATGCTGGCTGCCAAGTTTGAGGATACTGTTGAGCCCAATAACGAGCCTTATTGGTTGGATACAGAAAATGCATTTACTAAAGTTATTGTAAGTGTCCAGGATACAATTTCTGGTAATCATACCACTTTTAAAGTAGGAGTTGTTTCAGCATGACCATAGCGGATACAGTGCCTTATGCGACAGTATTGGAGGCCGACGACTATTTTGACACCACCAACAATCATATGTATTGCAGCGATTGGACGGTTACTGCTGCCGGTGTTTATGCGCAAGTCACAACTAATATGGGGCTTACTTTAGCGGAGCGACTAACTTTTGTTGCTAAGAATCCGGGAATTGCGGGCAATCTAGTTAATGTTGCTTGTGAGACTGGAACGGGGCCGGGTGGCGCTTTAACTATTGTAGTGACTGGTAATAATATATTAATTCAGATGGCGACTGGTGGCAGTGCAACCTACCAGATAAGAACCTTGATGCTGGCTACGCCTGCGGTTATGCTTTTGCTGAGCAACGTCATAAAATATGGTAATGTTGCTTATACGGATCACAGTGCTGACTTTTTGTATGGTGGAGTAGATCCTTATGTTGCACCTAAGTTGCCATGTTTGTGCGAGGCTACTAGAAAAATAGATGGCTTGAACCTGGCTGGCAAGAAAGTTCTGACTACACAAGTTAATCAGTTCCCAAGAATTTATACTAAGCCTGACGGTACTGAGTACACTCAAACAGCGGTTCCAGAAGATGTTAAGCAGGCTTGTTGTGAAGAGGCGCTGGCTATCCTGAAATATGGAAATACGGCAAGATATAAGCTTAAAACGGAAGGCGTCACTAATTTTAGTGTAGGATCTATTTCTGAGACTTTCGACAGTGCTAAGATACCGACTTTGCTCAGCAATGAGGCTGTCCGTATTATGAAGAAGTATCTTGGTAAAAGTTATGTTATGAGGCGATAATTATGGTTGTTACGACGCCTTCTAGCATATCTTTTTATTTGAATACTCCGGTTGTTCTTACGGATAGTGCTAGTGAATATTATAGTGCTGCACCTTATTATTCCACGTCTATTAATTTAATGGTTCGCTGGGAAGACGCTACCAAGGAAATAGTGGGCCTACTAGAGACTTATGAACCGATTACGGCAGTGGTAAGTTCAGAGCGATTCATTGCATTTGATACAGCGGGTATTCAATTAAGGTTTTTTATAAAAGAAGGCGTACCTTATTGGATCAAGCAAATGAAGGTTGTGCCTAATCTGGATGGCGGCATAGATTACTATCAGTATTTTGTAGTTAGAATAGCTCATTTACCATAGCGTAGCATTTTATTCCGTAAAATAAAAAAAATATGTTATATTTGATTAATAGTTTTTTTTAAAAACCATAATGGAATTGTGGAAGCCGAAAATTGAGACGAGATTATCTCGTCTCTCTCCTAATTATTTAGAAGGACTGAACATGAATATGAACAAGAATATAAATGTAGCAAAATACTTAGATAAGTATTGTGAAGTTGTAATGAATGATTGTGAACAATTTTCTGGTAGATTACTTGAAAATTATAATGGTGAACTTTATTTTATTACTGGTGGTCCGACTATTATAAAAGTAGTTTTATTGGAAAATGTCAAAAGTATAAAAATTGGGATTCCGACCAAAACCTTTATATACTAGTAAGTATATGAGTTATATAAACTTTTTTGAGGATTTAACATGAACAGTAAAACAAAAATTTTCGATCCAATTAGTGACCTAATTGGAAATATAACTATTGTTGAGACTCCTAGTAACAGATTTGCTGCCAGATTAATTGCTGTTTTGGGCAATGAATTGTGGTTCGAAAGTAAGAGGGGTGCGCGCTGGATGCAAAATAGAAACGACATCCAGAATATCTGTTTGGGGACTCAAGTTTGAGGAATTTTTATGACAAAAACATTAACATTTACCAACTGTACTTCTTGCATTTTGCTAGATAGACATGATGTGCCTGAGAGATTAGACGTTTTCAAGACCATTGAGTGGTTAAAAGAAAACGTGCCAGTCCGAACTATTTTAGAGACTGGCGAAATGCTTTTTTATCATAATGGCATTTACGTATCTGGCGGCGAGCAGTACATAAGCGGTATTCTTGCTGAACATTTCGGTGGTATTAATAAAGATAGTGGTGCTCCTATTTATAATAAGCACGTTAAAAGTGAAATTTTAACAATGCTTAAGGATAGCACTTATACAGAAATCGCTAAGTTTGATAGTGACCTTTCCATAATTAATATGGAAAATGGCTTATATAATTGGCAAACCGGAGAATTGCTGCCACATTCGCCAGATTATTATAGTGCTATTCAAATACCTGTTAGGTTTGATCCGGATGCAAGGTGCCCAAACATCGATAAGATGATTCAGACTGTGGCCGACGAAAAAAATGTAACGAAATGCTATGAGATGATTGCTTATTGTTTATATAGAGAATATCCTATCCAGAAGATGTTTGTGCTATTTGGACCTGGTGGAACTGGCAAAAGTCACTTTATGGACGTAGTTAAAACAATATTAGGCGAAAGTAATTGTTCTTATGTCAGTTTGCAGGACATGACTAAAGACAGATTTGCATCTAGTGATTTATATAAAAAGATGGCTAATATTTGTGGTGACTTGGATAATACCATAATGTATCAAGTAAATACTATAAAACAGATTACCAGTAATAAAGATGTAATTCGCGCCCAAAAGAAAGGCGAAAAGGCTTTTAACTTTATTAACTATGCTAAGCCAATATTTGGTGCTAATCATTTACCTGCTAGTAAAGATGACACATCTGGATTTTATAGAAGGTTTGAAATAATTCCGTTTATGCACGTATTTACTGATAAAGAATTTAACCAGGAATTCTTAAGTACTTTGACAAGTGATGCTGAAATATCTGGGTTATTTAATAAAGTTATTAGTATTTTGGGAGATTTATTAACCAGGAATGCTTTTACTAATCAGCTTACTATTGAAGATACTAAATTAATGTATAAGGATAGAAGTGCTCCAGAAGAATCTTTTTTTGACCAATTTGTGGTTGAAATGCCTGGGGAGACTATTGCCAAAAATGTGCTGGCAATGTACTTTAATGAGTATTGTAAAATATTAGGGCTGCCTAAAAAATCGATGAGTATGCTTGGCAGATATATAACTACTAATGTGGAATGGGTTAAAAAGAGAGCCATTTATGAAAATAAAGAAGATCATAAAAGCAATTATAGTGCCTGGAAAGATGGCAAGACTGTCGCAGTTTGGCCCGATACAATGATAGACTTTAAGAAGTTTATCGAATGGAAAAAAGCTAATAGTAAATAAAAAAAGTATTTGTTAAACTATTAGGTAAAAATCGTTATTAAGAGCCTTAACCTAATACTATTATACTTTTATACTTTATAAACTAGTAAAATAAAATAATAAATAGTTATAGTAGTAAAGGCCATTTTTACCAGTTTTCTATAAGGGTTTACTAATACTGGTTTTGTTTAAAATATCTAATTGATCTGTTGGCCGTTAGTGGTTTTAAAATTATACTTATGATGCGTGCTAACTTATTTTTTGCTTTGAACTTTTGGGGAGTGAGGTGGTCCGGAGCAACCCTCTCACCTTTGGTGAGGGTTGCGTAGGCCACCGAACGTAAAAGGATAAAAATTACTTAAATTGAATAGGAATTATATTTATGGTTTGTACTGTTGAGCAAGAAGCCACCGTCATGGAATATTTGAGGGCGGGCAAGAGCGTTACTGAAGTAGGTAAGCTGATTGGCAAGGATCGTGGCTTTGTTATCAGGATTGCTAAACGGTGCGCTACCGAACTTGATGTTGATATAAATGAATGGCTAAGGACTGAAGCTGATTCTTTGAATAGTAAGACCTCGAAAGCATTGACAAAATTTAATAAGTATGTGGAGTCTAGCAAGAGACAAGAATTGCTTAGCAAGACACTGTCTAAAATGGACGAGATGCTTGTGGAGTGCGAGAATACCAGAGAGCTGCGGGATCTTTGTGTTTGTGTGGGAATACTGGTTGATAAGTTTGCTGTGGAGCAAGGCAAGGGCGACGATAAAGCTAAGGCTGCATTAGTGGAAATGTTTGAAAAGATGGCAGAAGAGAATAAGGAACAATGAGTGCTTTAGTGGTGCCCGTAGGAAAGCAACGGGACTTTATTCTAACGAAGCCTGCCAGGATTAACTTGTTAACAGGAAGCGTAAGAAGTACTAAAACGTGGGCTGTTAACTTAAAGGTTCTTAAGGATATAGTAAGTTTACCTGATGGAAATATACTATTCGTGGGAAATACTGGCACTAGCTTATATAGGAACGTTTTAAGTCAGATAAAGGATTTGGTGGGTAAGGCTAATTTCGAGATGCATTCTGGCAAAAAGGAGTGCGAGATATTTGGTAGGACGGTCTGGATTGAAGGTGCTGACAATATAAGTTCCTACAAGAAGATCGAGGGTGAGTCCTTGTTGATGGCCTACATTGATGAGTGGTCCACGATTCCTGAAAGCTTTACTAATATGCTGTTGAGTAGGTTAAGCGATCCTGATGCCAGGTTGTATGGAACTTGTAATCCTGAGACTCCGCGACATTACATTTATAAGAACTTCATACAACGGCAGGATGAATTAAATATAAATGTCTGGAAGTTTACTTTGGATGATAATCCACACTTGCCAGAGGATTATAAGAGAGACCTTGAAAAGGAGTATCCTAAGGGAACTGTCTTTTATGATCGGTTTATTTTGGGCAATTGGGTTGCTGCTGAAGGTAGAGTATTCGGATTGTGGGGCGATGATTACTGCCGGGCACCGCCCAAGGAATCTTACAGTCCGAAAGAACTAAGAATTGGCGCTGACTATGGCACCCATAATGCTTGTGCTTGGGTGGCTTTAGAGAAGTATATATTGCCGGGCCGGGTTAGGCCAACCTGGTTTGTGACAAGAGAATATTATTGGGACAGTGTAGCTGAACACGCCCAGAAAACGGATGCTGACTATTCAAAAGATATGGCTAAGTTTTGTAGTAGTGACTGGGGCTATTCCAAACAAGGGGAGACTGTTGGTGTAAGTGGACAAAGACTTTATGCCAACACTATTGAAGTGGATCCTAGTGCGGCTTCCTTTATTTTGCAATTGCAACGGGATGGATTACATAAGGCTAGGGCTGCCGATAATAGTGTGCTGACTGGTATTAGGAAGATAGCCAGTATGCTTTCAAATGGTGACCTTGTTATTGATAAGGAAAGGTGTCCAGTGCTTGTTAGTGAATTTGAATCTTATACTTGGGATCAGAGTGCTGCGGATCGTGGCGAAGACAAGCCACAGAAAGTTGATGATCACCTAATTGATGCACTGAAGTATGTTGTTAATAGTATTTAATGGAGTTTATAATGTTAATCGATATGAGTTGGTTAAATGCGTTGAAGCCGTTCCCACCCGAAGAAGAGTTACAGAGATTAAATTTATATGATAGATATAATAATTTTTATGAGGGACGACATGAAGCAGTATGGGGCGACTTATGGGACCTTGCCGATATACAGGACAGTATTGACCTTGTAAGTTCATTCTTCTCTCGAAAATATAATGGTAAGAAGCTGCCGATGAACTGGTTTAAGGTAGTGAGCAGTGTTTATGCCGATATGGTCGTTGGAGAGCCGCCAAGGTTTTCAGATGCGAATGGCCAAGAAGAACTAACTGGCATTATTAATAGAAGTGATCTACCTATTGTGCTTTATGAGGCTTGCAATAACTTTATTAAGTTTGGCAATGCAGTGCTGAAGGTAAGATTCCAGGGGGCAGGTTCAGCAGAAGTAGGTTCTATCATTGAAAATATAGATCCTTCTATATGGTTCCCGGTAGTCAATCCCGACAACGTTAATGAATATGTGGCGCATGTACTGGCCTGGAAGTTTAAAGAGATGGTTGGCAGCAGTGTGGCTAATTTACTTAGGACTGAAGTGCATACTGCTGGATCTATTGATAACCATTTATATTGGCTTATTAATGATAAGATAGACCATGAAGTTGATTTAAATATAAGTAGCAAATATATAAATGTACCAGCACACGTGGATACTGGCGTACCTTATCCATTAGTATTTGTTGTAAGTAATATTAAGAAGCGCAATGACGTATATGGCCTAAGTGACTATGAAAGCATTGAAAACTTAGTTAAAGAGTTAGAAACACGCATTATAAAAATATCTTCTATTCTGGATATTCATAGCAGGCCAGCTATGACTGGACCCGATTCTATGCTAACAACGGACATGGAAACAGGCGAAGAAACAATGCGTTTGAATGGTAGGTTCTTCCCGGTTAGGACTGATGAAGGCGCGCCTGCTTATTTGACCTGGGATGGCAAGCTGGATAGCAGCTTCCAGGAAATGGACAGACTTGTTAGTATGATTTATGCTGTGACGGATTTGAATCCGGCAGCTATTGGAGACTTTAGTGGGGGAGCAGTAGCAAGCGGATCTGCATTAAGGCGGCTGCTTTTAAGGACCATAAGCCATTGTAATAGAATAAGAGCTAGATTTGACAGTCAACTTAAGAAAGCAATTAAGGCGGCATCCATACTTGATGTGCAAGGACGTATTGCAAATAGTGTAGAAGTTGATTTGGAAGTTATTGGCTGGCAGGATGGACTACCTTCCGATGATTTAGAAAACAGTATGATCGAGCAGACAAGGGCCAATTCTGGACTGACTTCAAGATCAAGTTCTATAATGAGATTGGACGGTTGTACACGCGAGGAAGCCGAGGAAGAGTTGGCCCGTATAAAGGAAGAGACACCCCAAAATGGTGCTCAAAATGGCGCAAATTCAGGTGTTTTAGGAGCTAAACCAGTGCCAAAAACCCTCAATGACATTAGTGGAAGTGCAGAAAATAGTTCAGGTGAAAAAGCTCCATTAACCGATGATATTGTAAGTACATTGAAGGACATTGGCTACTTTAAAACTAGTTCTGGATAAGTGTCGTTATGGCCCTTCCTAAAGAATTACAAGACATGCTAGATGAGATAGAACTGGAAAGCGAGGAAGAAGACGGTGATCCTGAATGGCTTGTTGCTATGCTGCCAGTTCTTATTGCTAGCTTTAAAAAGAAAATAGTAGAGTCTAATTGGAATCTCTGGGTAAAAGCCTGGCAAAATGCTATACAGAATGCCTTTGAAATGGGCACAATCGGAGACACAATAGGGACAGTTGCACCAGCATTGGTGGGCGGAAATGAGGGCTTACAATATTTTTTAAACCACGGAATGGAGTTAGTTAAGACACTTAGCCAGACTGACATACAGATCCTTAAAGGCCAGATGGTTGAGAATTGGGGAAAGGGCGAGGATGCGTTTAAAGCCGCTTTTGAGGACCAATACGATGGGTCTGCTAGATTAGACAAGATCTATAGGACAGAGTACGTTCGGGCTCAAAATGAAGGTGTAATGGTACGGGCAAAGCGTGCTGGCCACTTATTCAAGATGTGGAGATGCCCCAACGATGAAAGGAGCTGCCCGGAATGCAGTGCGATGGATTATGAAGTTGTACCTATCGATGAAGAGTTTTCTGCTGGTGTAATGGGTCCTGGACTCCATCCAAATTGCAGGTGCGTCTTAATTAGCGTGGCTGATGAAGACAGCGAAGTGTTTTCGGAAGATGTCGAGCCTATAATAACGTAAAACTTTTTTAAATCGTTAGTTTGATTAATAGTTTTTTATGGTGACGACTTCCATAAAGTTGGTTTTATAAATGACAAGTGATAAAGTATTTACTCAAGCTGAAGTTGACAGGATTGTCAGTGAAAGGCTTGCTAGGCATAATGAAGAAGAACAAGCAGTTAGAAGAGAGTTAGCTGAATATAAAAATAAAGATAGCAAGAACCTTCTGGATGCACTTAAAGCTAAAGTAGCATCTGAGGTTGGGTTGCCAGCTAGTCTAATTGGCTTTGTTCAAGGCTCCGATGAAGCAACTATAAAAGCAAGTGCTGAGGCTCTATTAACGGGTATTGGACCCGGACCAAGCGTAGGTGGATCAAGTAGTCCAGCTGGGGGTAACGCCGCTCCTCACATATATACTAAGGCTGAAATAGAAAGTATGAAGCCGGAACAAATTAATCAGGACTGGACAAACATACAGAAGCAGTTAGCTTCCGGTCAGATAAAATAAAACAAAGGAATTACTAATATGACTATTGAAGGATTTATTGGCACTGTTTGGAGTGCGAGACTGCTTGAAAACCTACAAAAGAGTTTGGTTTACGGGCAGAATGGAGTAATTAATAGAGACTACGAAGGCGAACTTGCTGGCAAAGGTTCCACGGTTAAGATAACTTCCATTGGTGATATTACCATTGGGGATTATACTAAGGACACTGATATTGCACTGCCTGAAGCACTTAATGATGCTCAGACTACATTAGTGGCTACAGAAAGCAAGTATTTTAACTTTGCAATTGATGATGTAAGCAGGGCTCAAATGTCCAATAATATAATGGACGGGGCAATGAGACAAAGTGCTTACAATCTGGCTAATGTTGCGGACCAGTTTGTGGCTGCCACAATGGTTGCTGGCGTTGCTGCTGCTAACAAAATTGGTACTGATGCTGCTGGCAAGGTTCCTGATACAACTGCCCTAAACACCGCATATGAATATATGCTTCAGATGGGCACAATGCTGTCCAATGCTGATGTTCCGAGAGAAGGCCGCTGGATTATTGTACCTCCCTGGTTTAGCGAGAAGCTTGCTTTGGATGAGAGATTTACTCAGAGTCCGGCTCTGTCTGGAAATATTCTAACTAATGGTGTTGTAAAGCAGGCTGCTGGATTCACTGTCTTGGAATCTAATAATGTTCCGACGGCAGCTGGAACTGGCGGAGATGCCGGTAAGACCAACTACAAGATTGTGGCTGGATCTGGCATAGCGACTACGTTTGCAGATTCTGTAAGCAAGGTCGAGGCTTTTAGACCAGAACGAAGAATGTCTGATGCGGTTAAAGGCCTGCACGTTTATGGTGCCAAGGTTGTTAGACCTGTTGCACTTGCACTTTTGACTGCTAGGGCGGTGGCTTAAAATGGTAAGAGATGTTTTACTCGTTAATACTGTAAGTCGAGATACTTTTGCGGCTCAGAATGCTGGCACGGCTATTAGCCTGGCAAATGATGCTGAGCTAAGTGTAGCAAGCACCACAAAGGCTGATAATAAGGCC